GCTCACTTATTTAAATCTGTGTCGCTCACAAAATTGATGACAAAATTAGAAAAGACAAAATATAGAGTTGGTTTGACAGGAACACTTGATGGTAGTAAAACACACAAACTTGTATTAGAGGGTTTGTTTGGTGCTGTTAATAAAGTGGTATCTACAAGTGAACTAATAGAAAGAGAACAATTAGCCGAACTAAAAATTATGTGTCTAATATTACAGCACGATAAAATAGCTAGACACTTCTTAAAAGATAAGACATACCAAGAAGAAATGGATTATTTGGTGTCTAATGAAAAGAGAAATAAATATATAAGAAACTTGGCGACTTCGCTAAATGGGAATACACTATGTTTATTTCAATATGTAGAAAAACACGGAAAGCATTTATATGAAACTATACGAGACAGAGCAACAGACAAACAAGTCTTCTATGTCTTTGGAGGAGTTGATGCTGAACAACGAGAAAAAATTAGAGAAATCACAGAAAAATCTGACAACGCTATTATCGTGGCGAGTTATGGGACTTTCTCTACGGGCATTAATATACGGAACTTGCATAACATTATTTTCGCTAGTCCTTCTAAATCTAGGATAAGAAACTTACAATCTATTGGTAGAGGATTAAGATTAAAAGATAATAACAGCGCAGCAACTTTATATGATATAGCAGATGATATATCTTATAATGGAAAAGAGAATTATACGTTACAACACTTTAAAGAAAGAATAAATATATACAATGGCGAAGATTTTAATTACGAAATCCATAACGTGGAGTTAATCAATGGTAGCAAAAACACAACCAAATCCGATTAAGATTATCAAGTTAATCAATGGTGATGATATTGTATGTACATTACCTGCGCAACAACTAGGTGATAAGTCGCCTTTATTAAGACTTTCAAAACCACTACAAGTTAAATATATTCCACAGTTTACAGCTCAGGGATTAAAAGATTATGTAGCTCTTATCAAATGGAGCCCCTATACAAAAGACTTTATCTTAACTATTCCAAAAGATAAGATTATGACTATTGTAAATGCAAATACTGATATGACTAAAAGCTATAACCATATGATGACAAACTATGATAAATCAGAACCTTTGGCGCAAAAAGAGAAACCTGCGTCATTTAAAAGAGAAAGATTGAGTGATGAAGATAATGATAGAGTTAATGAAATATTTGATGAGTTTGAAGATGATGAGTTTATTCCTAAAAAGACTCTACACTAATAGACTCTATTCCTCTGATCGCTCAACAAGCTCATTGTAACACAAAGTTATGAAAAAGTCAACGCTGATTTTGAGCTTAAAACATTGACAAAAAAGAGGATACCTAGTATATTATAATTATGGCAGCAAAAAAAGAACATTACGTTAATAACAAAGAGTTTTTAGAGGCTATGAAAGCCTACAAAAAAAGTGTAAACAAAGCAAAAAGAGAAAAGAAAGATAAACCACCAGTAACTAATTATATTGGTAGTTGTTTTTTAAAGATAGCAAATCATTTATCATATAGACCTAACTTTATAAATTATACATTTAGAGACGATATGGTTAGTGATGGTATCGAAAACTGTCTACAATACCTAGATAATTTTGATCCTGCTAAATCAAGTAATCCTTTCGCTTACTTTACACAAATTATATATTACGCATTTATAAGAAGAATACAAAAAGAAAAGAAACAAACTACTATCAAACATAAACTAATTATGGATAGTAACTATGATGATTCGGCACTACAACCAGGTGATGATGCTGAATTTAAGAATCAATTTAGAGACTTTTTACAAAAGAACTTAAAGATGGAAGATACCCCTATCAAAAAAGTTGAAAAGAAAGTCAAAAAGAAAAGAGTAAGAAAATCTACATCTAAATTATTCAACTAAATTATGAAAATTGCTTTGTTAAACGACACGCACTTTGGTGCGAGGAATGATAGTCCAGCATTTTTGGATTATTTTATGCGATTCTATAATGAGATATTTTTTCCATATCTTAAAGAGAATAACATAACAACACTTGTACACTTAGGTGATGTAGTAGATAGAAGAAAATTTATCAACTTTAAAACAGCACACACATTTAGAGAAGACTTTATGCACCGATTGTATAAAGAGGGTATTGATACTCATATTATATTAGGTAACCACGATACTTACTACAAGAATACTAATGAAGTAAATGCTATCAAAGAACTATGTACAACCTTTGATGGAATAAAAGAACCTTGGATATATGAAAAAGCAACTACTGTAAATTTTGGCGGCACCGATATTTGTTTAATACCTTGGATTTGTGATGATAACTATGACCACTCAATAAAAGAAATAGAAAATACAAACGCTGAACTTGCGTTAGGTCATTTAGAGATTAAAGGTTTTGAAATGAATGCTGGTCATATGAACCAACAAGGTTTAGAAAAGGCTATGTTTCACAGATTTGAAAAAGTTATCTCTGGTCATTTTCATAAAAAATCTGATGATGGTCAAGTGTACTATCTTGGCTCTCAATATGAAATTACTTGGTCAGATTATAAGTGTCCAAAAGGGTTTCATATACTAGATACAGAAACAAGAGAACTAACAAGAGTACCTAATCCAATTAGAATACATAAGAAGTTAGTTTATAATGATAAAGACGAAGATTATAGTAAGTTAGATTTAGAACATTATAAAGACTGCTTCGTAAAAGTTTTTGTAACAAATAAAACTAATGAAGAAATGTTTAATAATCTAATTGATAGATTACACAATACAGTAGATACACACGAAGTTAATATTATAGAAGATTTAAATACAGATATAACAGCATCTGTCGGTGATGATGTACTACAACAAGGCGAAGATACTCTAACCTTTTTAGGTAACTATGTAGAAAAAACAGATACTGATTTAGATAAAAATAAATTAAAAGAAACATTAAAAGATTTATATGTAGAGGCCAGTGAAAGATGAGTAAAATAACAAATGTAAAATCAAATTTTATGAATTGGGGTCCTTTTGTTATGAAAACAAAGATACCTGATTATATAATTAAGAAGTTAAAAACCGAAGGTACAAAAGCAAAAATTAGTTATAATAAAAGTTTAGCTGGTCATTTAGATAATCAATATTTGTATCCATCAAAAATACAACAATGGTTTTATAATGAAATACACCCTATTATACAAGCATATAGAAATGGTCATTGTAAGTATCACGGTATAGAAGAATTAAATTTAGAATTACAAGCAGATGATTTATGGGTTAATTATATGCAAGCTGGTGACTTTAATCCTGTACATACACACGGTGCTGATTATTCATTTGTATTATTTTTAGATGTGCCTAAACAATTAAAAAAAGAACAAGATAAATTTGAAGGAACATCAGCAAAACCAGGTTCGTTAATGTTTGAATACACACAACAAGCAAGACCTCGTTGGGCTACTACTGGTAAAGTGATACTACCAGAAACAGGTGATATGATTATGTTTCCTGCTCTATTACAACATTGGGTAGTACCCTTTAAATCTAAAGTAACTAGAATAAGTGTGTCCGGCAATTTAAGAATTTTAAACAAAGATAAATTACCAAATGATTATTTTTAAAAAGATTAGATGGAAAAACTTTCTATCTACAGGAAACAATTTTGTTGAGATAGAACTAAACAAGTCACAAATGACTTTGATGATTGGTGCTAATGGCTCTGGTAAATCAACTATGCTAGACGCATTATGTTTTGCGTTATTTAATAGACCATTTAGATTAATTAAAAAAGAACAGATAGTAAATACAATAAACAATGCTGATACTTTAGTTGAGTTAGAGTTTCAAGTAGGTACTAAAGCTTTCAAAGTTATAAGAGGTATTAAACCAAATATATTTGAGATTTATTGTGATGATGTTTTACAAAACCAAGATGCCTCTAGTATAGATTATCAAAAGATATTAGAAGATCAAATATTAAGATTAAATTATAGAGCATTTAAACAGATAGCTGTATTAGGTTCTTCAGCGTATCAACCATTTATGCAGATGAGACCAAGACATAGACGAGAGGTTGTAGAAGAAATATTAGACATAAGAGTATTAACACACATGGATATTCTTACTAGAAATCAACAAACAGAATTAGGTAAACAAATAATTGAAGCCAGACATCAATGTGATTTAATTGAATCTAAACACGAATTACAAACAAAACATTTTAACGACTTAAAGAATAGAAGTACAGGCGATATTGATATTAAGAAACAAAAACTACAAGAAAACAAAGACGCCACCGAATCATATTTAAGAAAGACTGAAC